AACAAGGGCTAAGGCGCAGCGGGAATTTGGGACGACTTGGTGGTGGGCGCCCGGTCAGGATTTTGAGCAGGCGCGCGCTCCGAACATTGCGAATATTGTAGGGGCTAGATAATGACTGTCGCATCGCAAACCAGCCGGGTTGAATACACAGGCAACGGGTCAACGACCGCGTTTTCGGTTCCTTTTTATTTCTTGACCAATGGCGATCTGAAGGTCTACAAGGCAGGCGTTCTTCAGACGATTACGACCAATTACACAGTGTCCGGTGCTGGCAATGAGTCCGGCGGCACCGTGACTTTTGTGGCTGCGCCGACTGCTGGCCAGGCTGTGGTGATCTTCCGCGATCCGGCGCTGACGCAAGAGACCGACTACCCGCCCAATGATCCTTTCCCGGCGGCATCGCACGAGCGTGCGCTGGATCGCCTGACCATGATCACGCAGCGGCTCAATGACAAGCTAGGCCAGGCGCTGCTGGTTTCTGATGATGAACAGTTTGGCGCGCAGCTGCCGGCCAAATCGGTGCGGGCCAACCGCTACCTGACATTTGATGCCAACGGCAACCCGTCCACATCGGGGCAGGACGTTCAAGCGCTGGCAGATCAGGCACAGGATTCCGCAGATGATGCAGCTGCATCTGCCCAAGCATCGGCTGACAGCGCATCGACTGCGGCAGGCGTGGCGTCAACAATTAATGCGGCATTAAACAGTTTTAATAATTCGCTTGAGGCCACGGTTCCGTCGTTCCATGTGTTTTCTGGAAATGGTTCCACGACCGCATTCAATCTGACTGTCACGCCTACAACCGAGGATGCTATCGATGTCTACATCAGCGGCGTGTATCAGCAAAAAACAACTTATTCTTTATCGGGTTTGACAGTCACATTTACGACTGCACCGCCGTCTGGCACCAACAACATTGAGATCAAGGTTGCGCCGCTGGTAGCGTTTCAGACCACGGCCAACGTTGACTACGGTCTGATCATCTAGGAGAGATTCTATGGCTGGCACACAAGTTCAACGGCGGCGCGGCACTACGGCGCAGCACGCCACATTTACGGGAGCTGAAGGCGAGATAACCGTCGACACGACCAAAAAAACTGCAGTTGTTCACGACGGCGCAACTTCAGGTGGACATCCGTTGTTGAAAGAGTCTGCAATCGGGACAACGGTTCAAGGCTACGATCCTGACATTCCAACGGTGTTTGCAACGCAAGCCGAAATGGAAGCTGGCACAGAAGCCGCTTTGCGGTCTATGTCTCCGCTGCGCGTGGCGCAGGCAATTAATGCATTGTCAGTAAGTCGAGGTTTATTCAAAAAAGCAGACTCTACTATCGTTGCGTGGACAAAAACTGGCAACGGAACGGCAACAACCGCAACGACCCTGTATGTTGAAGTCAATGGGAATATCAAGACCATTGCCAGCGGAACGTCTATCACCATGCCAACGCTGTCTGCTGGAACAGACTATGCAATCTGGGCTAAGACAGATGGAACGCTGGAAGCCACTTCAAACTTTACTTCTCCACCTACCGCTAATGCTCGTCAGGTTGGTGGATTCCACTATGCGCCGGGCGGCAATGCTACGGGCCAATCTGGTGGAAACACCACGGCTCAGATTAACGAATACTCGTTCTGGGACTTGAAGTGGCGACCAGCTTGTCCCGACCCACGAGGAATGACCTTGGTGGGCGGCGGCTTTTGGGCTGACATTTACCTGACCGGTGTTGACGCAATTACCAACGGCTCCTCCAAATACAATGTGACGATGGCTGATGGGTCTAGTCCGCCAAAGATTTCCGCAAAATTCGGCGGCAACGGCTCAACGACTTATGGCTCTTATACTTGGTTTGAAGCCTGTGAACACGCCTGTGCTTTTGGCAAACGCTTGCCGACTCAGCGTGAATTCATGGCTCTGGCTTATGGAACCACCGAGGCATCAAGTGTTGGATCAGACCAAGTATCGACTGTTCTGAACGCTGCTTACACTTCCAAGTGGGGTGTCATTCAGTCGTCAGGTGTGCTTTATTCTTGGGCAGACGACCGTGGCGGACCGTTCGCAGCCGCAAGCTGGAACGCCAATACCGAAGGCAGGGGTTCTGAATACAACGCTCCCAACGCTGGCATCCTGGGCGGCTACTGGAACGCCGGGTCGAACGCCGGTTCCCGCTGCTCGTTTTGGGGCGTCGCCGCCTCGTACTCGAGCAATAACATCGGGTCGCGGTTCGTCTGTGACCACCTGCAACTTGATTAAACGAGCGAAAGCGAGTGAATCCAGTCGAGGAGTCAACCAAGTGCTACGACCAAATGGCAATTGTGGAGAAATACGAGAGAGTTATTGCGTATCTTTACCCAATCGCTCAGTCAATGCCAAGAAAGCATGGTGTGGCAAGAGAAATGTTTTTGCGGTGTCTGTTGGGTCAGCCAGACCTATTCTTTCAGGCAGGAAAAAGCACTCAAGTAAGCAAGATTTATGCTGCGGATGCGGGGCTGGCGCAACTGCGGTTTTGGATGCGATTTCTTGTTTCTCTCAGGTGCATGACAGCGCACCAACTTCAAACTGCGCAAGTATTAGTCGCAGAGGTTGGCGCAATGGTAGGCGCATGGGTGAAACGGAAAAAGCAGGGGCAGTCTGGGTAAAAATGCTGGCATCCTGGGCGGCAACTGGAACAACGGGTCGAACTCCGGTTCACGCTGCTCGAATTGGAACAACGCCGCATCGAACTCGAACAATAACATCGGGTCGCGGTTCGTCTGTGTCTACACCACTTTACCGCTTTGCAAACGCCACGGCCTTGCAAGCAGACCAATCAAAGTGTGGTCAGCCAGACCTGTCCTCCTTCGGGGAATACACTTCCGGGTTCGGTAGAACACCAAGTAGGAAATCCAACGGTGGAGCCGACTTTATGCCAAAGCGACACAGGCACCTGATTGACCGGATTGTGACGATAGACAACTTGCGGGACGCTTACCGCAAGACCGCCAAAAACAAGCGCATGACATGGGGCTACCTTGAATTCAAGGAATACGCCGAGTCAAACTTATTGTTGGTGCAACAAGAATTGGCAGATGGCGCTTACAAGATTGGCGGCTACCGTGAGTTTACGATCTACGAGCCAAAGCCGCGCTTGATTTCCGCTTTGGATTTCAAAGACAGGCTGGTGCAACACGCGCTATGCAATGTCATTGGTCCGATATTTGAAAAAACCTTAATGCCATACACCTTTGCCTGCCGGGTTGGAATGGGAACCCATGCTGGGGTGCGCCACATCCAGTCCAGGATGCGGTCTAGCCACGCAAGCCATTTTCTAAAGACAGACTTTTCAAAGTTTTTTCCAAGTGTTGATCATGCCGTGTTGCACGACATGATTGATCGCAAAATTGGGTGCGAGAAAACTTTGAAAATACTTCGGGAGATTATTTCTGTTGATGGCATTGGCATACCAATCGGCAGCTTGACTTCACAGCTATTTGCAAATGTCTACGGCAATCCGCTTGACCGCTTTATTCATTTTGATCTTGGCCATCATAACTGGGCACGATACATGGACGACATTGTTATTTTGGATAAGGACCCAGCACGATTGCGAGACTCCTTCCAAGCAATAAGTGAGTTTTCTCACAAGAACCTTCGACTTAAAATCAGTAAGTGGTCTGTCGGTCCGTTGTCTCAAGGCGTGAACTTTCTTGGTTATCGGATATGGCATGACCACAAACTGTTGCGTAAAGACTCGGTTGTGCGTGCCAAAAGAAAAGTTGCAAGGTTTGTAAAGCATAACGACACAGAATCACTGAATAAGTTTATCGCATCTTGGTCTGGTCACGCGCAATGGGCCAACACAAACAATCTTTTTAATTGGATGGAGAATAAATATGGCTTTGCTTTCTAAAATCATCATCAATACTCGTGAAGATTTGGATGCTGTTAAAGGAACGCCCGAGTACGCGGAGTTTATGACGTTTCTCAAAGGTTCTATGACTCGTAAGCAAAACGTTCAGGTCCACCCAGAAGGTTACGGACAACCTGGGTATGAAGGCGAAACACTTGAGCCGATCTGGGAGGATGTTGAGGATTTGTCTACAATTGAAAGATTTGGTTTTCAAAAAACAGATTTTGAATAAACTTACTCACACACAAAATAAGAAAGGAATCACGCCGTGACTGACTGCCCAGACAATCCCATGTGCCAAGAAGCGGCTGATCGCGCTGTGAAAAAAGTTTTTGCGATCCTTGGCGTGGACATCGACAAGCCGGAGTCGGTCGAGGAATTCCGAGAGGATCTGCGCTTTGGCAGGCGCATGCGCAAAGCTGCAGACCACGGCACGCTTGCCATCGTTGGGCTGGTGATTGTCGGTCTTGGCGCTGCGGTGTGGTCTGGCGTCGTGGCACAGGTTGCCGGTCACAAGTGATGTGGTTTCCATATCGCTTGGCTATCTACGGCGGCTTTGCTGCTGTTATTGCTTTGTCGGCCTGGTGGTACGGCAGGGCAGGCGCTATGGAAAAGTTCGAGGCTTTTAAGACCGAGATTCGTATTCAGGAAGAGCGCCGCAAGGTGGAGCAAAAAGCGATCACCGAGCGCGTGGTGATTCAGTACCGCGACCGGATCAGGGTCGTAAAGGAGCAGGCCAATGAAACAAAAACACAAGCTGCTGCTGTTGCCGGCACTTGCCCTGCTGCTGTCGGGGTGTTCCACGACGCTGCAGCCTTGCAACTTCCCGCAGCCACCGGCGGAGCTGATGACGCCACCGTTGGAGCTGCAACCGTTGCCAGCACCGTCGTCGAAAACTACGGGCGCTGCCACCAAAACGCCGAGCAATTAAAGGCGCTGCAGGAATGGGTGAGACGCAATGCGGCTGTTAAGTGACTGGCGCGAGATCGTGCGCAAGGCTTGGAGCATCCGGCTGATCCTTCTGGCCGCGCTGCTGTCGGGCGTCGAGGTGGTGCTGCCGTTTTTCTCTAGGTCTATGCCGCATGGCGTTTTTGCTGGCCTGTCGTTTGTCGCGGTGTCTGGCGCGTTCGTGGCCAGGATAATGGCGCAGCGCAATCTGCCATGAAACACCCGCGCATCGCTGTTGCTGCCCTGAGCCTGTCGGCTGCTGGCTTTGTCGGCATCCTGCTCAGTGAGGGGTATACCGACACGGCCATCATTCCGACCAAGGGCGATGTGCCGACGCTTGGCTTTGGATCCACGTTTCGTGAGGATGGATCTCGCGTGCAGATGGGCGACCGGATCACGCCACCGAAGGCCGTTGCCCGCAGCGCTGCCCATATTGCCAAGGACGAGCGCGGTTTGAAGGCGTGCGTTACTGCGCCGATGAGCCAGGTGGAGTACGATATCTTGGTGGACTTTTCGTACCAGTACGGGGTGGCGGCTACGTGCCGCAGTTCGATGGTGCGGTTTATAAATGAGGGGCGCTACGCGCAGGCGTGCGAGTCTTACGGGCTTTATAAGCGCAGTCAAGGACGGGACTGCTCGCAGCCTGAGCATTGGGGGCCGGGCGGGTGCAAAGGCGTATGGCTTCGCAATCAGGAGCGCAGGGCTCAGTGTTTAGAGGCGCAGTCGAATTAACGGGAAAGGCAGGGCCGATGGGTGACAACACAGGTTACGACGGGTTTGATTGCGGACAATGCGGTGACTGCTGGCAAGCTGGCAGACACTCTTGATCTGTCGGCTAAGACGCTGACGCTATCCAACGCTCAGAAAGCCGTTGACTACATAGAGATCCGCGACGAAAAATCACGGTGTCGGTGGTTCGATTCCGCCCCTGGGCACCACGGTTTCTGCGGCATGCGCGCTTTCCCTAATGTTGTATTTTTACAACTGGGTCACAGATGGGTCACGAAGCTGCCCAAAGGTAGCCCATTAGCCAGCCCGCCACGTAGATCAGCACCACTGCGATTCCCTGTCTGCGCGTGTTCATGATGCCCGGCCCGTCAGCTTTGATTCGATGGCTTTGGCAAACGCGTAGACTTCTTGGTGCTCACTCCACAGTTGCCCAATTTCAGTGTGGCTTAGTTTTCGCGGCTCGGGTTTAGACTGCGCTGGTTGATCACTTGCGAGGCCGCCCCAATAAGTCATGGGTCTACCTTTCTCATCGTTTTGTTTCGGCTGCGCTAGTCGGTCACGCTTTACATGGTCGTGCATCGCCATCATTGCGTTTGCAAACCATCCAGTCATTAAACCTTCGTCAATATCTTCTATGCGCCACTCTTTTTCTTTAACTGTAGCCATGAAGAACTTAGCCCATGCTTGTGCGTCGGGGTTGCTATGTATGCTTTTGTCGTAATCGCTCATGTGTTCTTCTCCTTTAGTTTGGCTTCGATGGTACGGGCAAATAGTTGCAGTCCTTCTGCAAGCGTCATTGGATTTCCATAAGATGGCTCCCATTCCGTCTTGTCGATTTCCTCATCCGTCAGCCCAACCCATTCACGCTTTGGTGGTGCGGTGTAGAGTGGTTTAAGACCAAGTACTGTGTCGCCACGAAACACAGGTTTTGCGCCCCATACAAACTCATGGCGGTCTTTATATTGGACTACCCACAAACCAGGCTCATGTCGATGTTTTGCTGTTTCATCGACAGGTTTTTCACCACACGGCCCATCACAACCAATACTTGTTTCGCATTCTGGATAGATACACTCTTGTTCAGGCTGCGATAGTGCTTGGCGTAGTGCTTCCATTGCTTCGTCTAAAAACGGGGCGTTTGCAAACCGAAGTTCTTCCAAAGCCTCCAACGCCATCTCTGCTGCTTTGCGTAGTTCGTCAGTCATGTGTTCTTCTCCTTTAGTTTGGCTTCAAAGTATCGGATTAAACCTTCGTGGCAGGTCATTTCCATAATCTCCTCGTAAGTCAGCCCAACCCATTCACGCTTTGGTGGTGCGGCATAAAGCGGTTCCCATCCGTTAGCCAACGCCCAGTCTTTATGGGTAGTGACATTCCCATACGCTCCCGGCTCATGCCACGCCACAGGCTCCGGTTCAGGCTGCGCTAGTCGGTCACGCAGGGCTTGTTGTGCTCGCAATACTTCCTGTCTGTCTCTTGCTAATGGGGTGGTTGCAACATACAACGCATCCAGCGCCATCTGCATTAGTTCACGGTCTGTCATTTCACACCTCTTTCACCCTTGTCACAAAAAGAGCACCGGCGTTTCCAAAACCACACCTTTACCTCGCCGCATTCACAACAAACAACATTTAACAACTTTTTTAATAGCTTCATCGCACTTCCTTCTTTGGTTTTGCAAGTTCTTCTGAGCAAAACGATATAGCCTGCCCTATCTTCTTAACAAGCACTTGCTCAATCAAAGGAATAACTGCCTCGTGCAAGTACTCTCGTATGGCCTGCTCTTGTTTTAAAGTTAATTCATAATCGCGGTTTGTCATTTGTCTCTCCATATCGCTATCCCAATTCCAATGTAAACCAGCACAACAAACCACCAGAGTTCTTTGGCGGCCTGCGCTGCCATGCCTGATTGAATCCACCAAACTTGATCGCTCATTTTTCAATCTCCCGAATTTCAATGATGATCTGGACTGCTTTTGCTTCGTTCCAGGGCGCGTTGATGTTTTTCAAATACTGCACCGCTTGCCCGCGCTTGCGAAATATCGCGGTTTTAATCGGATCGTAGAACGCCTGGTTAACTTTCCAGATCAGATGGCCCCGCTTGTTTTTTAAAGCCCATCCTTTGATTTGCTTCATCGCATCTCCTTGCATTCAATATCGGATCTAAACGGCGGCCAGCCTGTGCTTGGATCTTCGCGCCACTTGGCGACCATCTCGCAGTACTGCTGTTCCTGCCTGACTGATTCCTCGTAGTCGTCTTGGCCGACGTAGCCGGCCGCGAGGATCAGCGCCACCAAACCGAGCGCGTATCTCATGCTTGTCTCCTGATGATGTGTTTGGATTCCCACTCGATGACGTCGTCCATGCGGTACATCGCGCGTGGTCGCTTGCCGTCACCGAGCCTGATAAAGCGCGGGCCTTTTCCCTCGCGGCGCCAGTTCGAGAGCGTTTCCGGCGTGATGCCGTAGCGCTCTGCGACCTGGCGTGGGTGCAGCAGGTCGCTCATCGATTTTCTCCTGTGGCTTTAGCAATGGCGGCGCGGGCACGCTCGAATTTCTCCATCGGGCCGATGCTTTCCAGTTCTAGCAGCACGTCTTGCAGCGCTTCCAACAGATCAGGCGCTGCGGCGATTAGGCGGGCGTTGGCTTCATCTGTGTCGCCTTCGCCGTACGTGAATGCCAATCTGAAAGTTACGGATTCCGACCCGATTTCATAAAAACCGTTGTCGTCGTATTGGCTGAACCAAGGCCCAGGTGTGTGCTTCGCTTCCATCAGATCACCTCGCCGGTTTCGGGGTTGACGTCGATGGTTTCCGGCTGCTTGGCGACCGCATCGAGCTGCGCTTTGCGGGCATCCTTGGCCGCTACGATCTTGTCGCGGGCAGCCAGATCCTTGTATTTCCTGGCGGATGCAATGCCAGCGTCGTATGCGGTTTTCAGGGCGGCTTTGTCTGCGGCCTTGGCGATGGCATCGAGCGCCGGGGTTAGCCAGTCGGTGGTGGGTGCTACCGGCTCGTCGTCAAACCCGCCCGGTGGGACTTCCTCGGCCGGCGTGGTGGAAAGGCCAGCGTTCATCATCACGACCACGTGGGCAAATGCCGACCGGCAGGCGCGGGAAATCGCCCGCGTCTGTGCCATTGCGCGGATCGCGTAGTCCGGGCGCTTGGGCAGCGTTCTGCCGTTGGCCTGGCCACCGAACCATGTAGGCTCGTCCGGGCCGACGTAGCCTTCGGCGGTTGCGATCAGCGCTCCGGTGTCCATGCGGATGACCTTGCCGACTGCGGAAAACCCGCCTTCCTCGGTTTTGGTCACTTCGCCTGCGCTGGCTACGCAGCCGTGGGCGATGGCGATGGCCTGCCAGCCTTCGACCTGCACAAACTTGCGGCCTTGGATCGGCTTGGCGGTGGCGACCACGATCTCTTTGCAGAGGCTTGCGGCATCAGTGGATGCCCGAAACAGGGCGGGGCCGTTGGATTGGACGGTTGTCAGTTCTTTGCTCATGGTTAGATTTCCTCTTGGTTGTAAGTTGCCCATTTGGGCAGGGTGATGGTCTGGATCTCCGGTGAGTAACCGGGCCAGGCGTCAAACTCGGCGCAGCTCATGTACTGTTCGATGTCGCGCTCGCGCAGGGTGTTGCCAAGCGTCAGGGCTTCGGCGTCGAGCTCGTAGACTCCGACCGCGTAGGGCGCCTTCTTTTCGATGGCAATGAAGATGAAGCGTTCAGCCTGCGTGCCGGCCAAGTAGTGCGCTGCCTGCACGTGGTAGCGGTAGGCTGCGATCGATCGGGCGAACCCGACGGAGCTGGCATCTTCGGTGGTCTTTAGGTCGACCACGATGCCGTCGTTTTGGCGCCAGTAGTCGGGCCGGGCTTTGCACTCGGCGGCGTTCTTGTGCGTCCAGAACACGCTGTGCTCGACCACGCCACCTTTAAGCAGGCCGGCGGCTATTGGGTGTTGCAGAATACTTGCCACCATTGCGAAAATCACATCATTGTCGGACGCAGAAATGATGCTCTTGCCCGATGCGACCAGTTTTTCGTAGGCGGCCTTGCCATCCTTGGTGCGCCTGTCGCCTTCCCATACCGCGTACTCGGATGCAAAGCGATCAGGCTCGAGCACTGCGGTGTGCAGGGCTGTGCCGAATTGCATTGCCGGTGTGGGCGGCTCTGCTACGCCTTCCAAATACGCCTTGGCGTGCAGTGGCGACTTGGCCATGCGGTCTAGCAGCGACTTCGATACTGCCGGGTGCGCGTGGTACTCGGCTGCTGGCATGTCCGGCACGACGCGCGGTGGCGCAAAGGGCGCCAGCGCCTGCTGGATTGTGGGGTGTACGTTTGTCATGCTTGATCTCCTTGTAAGTTAGCCGATGTGTTTTTCTCATCGGTGTTGGCATTGTGCCAACGGTTTTACAAGGATGTCAAGCGGTGCGGTGGGATTTATTCGGATTGGGTGAGAATGGCCAGCGTTGGGACGAACACCTCGACTTCGACGTCTGTCAAAACCCCGGCCGGGCCACTGACGTTGTATCGCCCTTTTTTGTACCCGCGCCGGACAGTGCCAAAAACGCAGACCCCGTTTTTCAGCTTGGCCGCGCCGAAGGTGTCCAGGGGCATCTTGTCGGCTGGCACGTGGGGGCCACCAAAGATCAGCCAGCCGTCCATGTGCTCTAGCGCCGATCCTGCGGTGCGACACTGGACGGCGGTCGAGCCTGCTGGCATGGGCTTTGGCGGGGTGACGCGCTCGCCGTCGTAGCCCATGCAGTGGATCTCGCCGTGGGTGTCCATGTAGGCAGCCAGCGGGACGGTCTGCTCACCCTGGTCAATCGGGACGCCTGCGTTGCGCAGGACTTCGGACACCGGCAGGCCGATGAGCCTAGCGATGTCGGCCGCTTCCTTAAACTGCATGCGTCGCCTGCCGGAAAAGGTCAGGCTGATGGCGGACTGGTCGAGGCCGAGCTTCTTGGCCAGTTGCCGTTGCGACAAGCCGGCATCGGCCAGCTTTTCCTTGAACCACTTGGTGTCGATGGCCATACCGCCAACTCTGATGAGATAAGCGCAACAAGTCAACCCCTGTGTCTTGCGTGTACCCTGATGGCAATGTATCATCGGTGGTGTTTTTATCTCATAGGATTAGGTCATGGCTACCCCCGCAGACAAAGTGATCGAGGTTTTTGGAGGCGTCCGAGCGACTGCGCGGATGCTCGGTCTGAACAGCAGCAGCGTGTCGCGCTGGCGCATGCCGGCAGACAAGCGAGGCCTTAACGGGCGAGTACCGTCCGTTCACCAAGGCACCATCTTAAGGATTGCCAGGGAGCGTGGCCTTAGACTGTCGGCCGCAGATCTTATCTATGACTCGGTTGCCTGACAGCGATGTGGCAAAAGGTCACAGATTGTCTGTGCAAGCAGCAGCAGAGTTCCTCTCGAAATGTCAGACTCGTGAGTACCAGCTGGATGCGCTGGATTACTGGCGCGATCTGTATGGCGAGGAGTACGCAGCGCAGGTTAAGGCTGCCGTTAAGTGGGCGGAGCGCTGGTAGCCGATGAGCTTTGCCCTTCGCCCATATCAGTCTGACTTGATCGAGCAGGCTCGAGCTTTAATTCGTGCCGGCGAGAAGTCGATCTTGATCCAATCTCCGACCGGCTCTGGCAAGACTGCGCTTACCGCGCACATGCTTGGCGCTGCAGCCGAGCGCGATCACCAGTCGTGGTTTGTCGTGCACCGTCGGGAGCTCGTGCGCCAGTCGGCCCGCACGTTTTATTCTGTCGGGATTCCTCACGGCATCGTGGCTGCTGGCTTTGCCGGCGCGGTGCTGCAGCCGGTGCAGATCTGCTCGGTGCAGACGCTCGCCAATCGGCACGCTCGGATGCGCAGGCCCAAGCTGATCGTGTGGGACGAGTGCCACCACGTGGCGGCAGCGTCCTGGGCCAAGATCCACGAGGCGTATCCTGATGCGATTCACATCGGGCTGTCGGCCACACCTGAGCGTCTGGACGGTACGGGTCTGGGCACGTGGTTTAAGAACATCATCCTTGGGCCTTCTGTGTCGTCGCTTATCGATGACGGGTTCTTGGCGCCTTATCGCCTGTTTGCTCCATCTCGGCCGGATCTTGGCGGCGTGCACACTCGCATGGGCGACTTCGTGCGCTCGGAGGCTGCGGCCGTCATGGATAAACCGTCGATCACCGGCGATGCGGTGGCGCACTACCGCAAACTGGCGGCTGGCAAGCGGGCGGTAGTGTTTTGCACGTCCATCGAGCACAGCCAGCACGTGGTTGCGCAGTTCCGGGCGGCTGGCTTTTCTGCAGAGCATGTCGATGGCGAGTCCAATCCGCATGATCGGGACGCGGCGCTGCGTCGGTTTGAAGCTGGCGAGACGCTGATCCTCTCGAATGTGGATCTGTTCGGTGAGGGCGTGGACATTCCTGGCATCGAGGTGGCGATCCTGCTGCGGCCGACGCAGTCGTTGTCGCTCTATCTGCAGCAGGTGGGCAGGGCGCTGCGGCCTGCGCCTGGCAAGGCCGAGGCGCTGATTCTGGATCATGCCGGCAATGCGCTACGCCACGGCCTGCCTGACGATGATCGGAGCTGGTCGCTTGATGGCGCCAAGAAAAAGCGCAAAGCTCGCGATGGATCTGAGGTGCCGGTCAAGCAGTGCCCGAAGTGTTTTTCCGTGGTTCGGGCTCAGGTTCAGAAGTGCGCCTGCGGGCATCTGTGGATACCGCAGGGCAGGGAAGTTGCGCAGGTTTCCGGTGAGCTGCAGGAGGTGGATCCTGCGCTGCTTCGCCGGCAGAAATATCGGGAGCAAGCATCAGCGAAGTCGCTCGATGATCTGATCCGATTGGGTGCATCGCGTGGGTATCGCAATCCGCGAGCCTGGGCGCTGCATGTTTATCAAGCCCGCAACAGGGCATAACTAAGGAGAGAAGCATGGAAGAGAGTTTTGATTTTGGTGTTGCTTTAGATCATTTGAAGTCAGGAAATCGAGTTGCTCGTTTTGGATGGAATGGTTCCGGCATGTTTTTGTTTTTGGTGAATGGTTCGACGTTTAATGTCAATCGGCCACCGTTGCTTGGTATCTATCCTGAAGGCACACAAATCAACTATCGATCACACATCGACATGAAAACGGTTGATGGATCTATTGTTCCTTGGGTGGCAAGCCAGACCGACTTGCTTGCCGATGATTGGCACACGGTGGGGGGGATGTAAATGGCTAAGAAAATCTACGACCTTGCCGTGAAAACCGGCAGCTATACCGACCGTTCCGGCCAAGAGAAGGGGCGCTGGAAGAACATAGGCAGCGTGCTGCAAATGGACGACGGCGGAAAAATGATCTTGATCGATCGGACATTTAACCCGGCCGGCGTGCCTTTCAAGGACGGCAGCGATCAGATTGCGGTGTCGATGTTCCCGCCAAAGGAGGCCGATGGCAGCAAGCCTGCGGGTGCGGCGCCTTCTGGGATGGATGATGACATTCCGTTCTAACGGACAGACGCGCACCGGCGCGTTTGTCGAGGCATGGGCAAACGTGGCGATTGGCTACGGGATTAACCTGGCGGCCAATCTCGCGGTGCTGCCCATGTTTGGCTTTAACGTGACCATTGTCGACGCTGCCGGGATCGGCCTGATTTTCACGGTGATCTCGGTGGCGCGTTCTTATTTTGTGAGGAGGATTTTCAATCGTGCGTAAACGACTACATTTCGGTTTTCAGCTAAACAAAGACCGGCCTTGGATCGCGTTTGGGATTGGGTTCATCAACAAGTGGCAGAGCTTTGTGATCGTTTTCATGATGTTTGAGTTTCGCGTGGACTATGACTACTGAGCAGTCGATCATGCACCAGTGCATGCTGGCGCTTTCGCAGGCCGGCTGCGCTGTGTTTCGGACCAACATCGGGCTGTTTTTCACCCGGGATGGCCGGCCTATCCGGTCGGGATTGCCTAATGGTTTTCCCGACCTGTTTGGGTTTCGCTCGGATCTGATGCCGTTTTTTGTCGAGGTGAAGTCGGCTGCCGGTCGCTTGCGGCCTGAGCAGGCGGCGTTTTTGGACGCCATGCGTGCTCGCGGTGCGATTGCGGTCGTGGCCCGGTCTGCCGATGATTGCGTGGCGCAGGTGTTGCGGATTTCACATCAACGGTCTAATATTCGCATGGGGCTTGATCTCACCGACGGGTGAGGTGACGAGGCTTAGTGTGTCCTGGCGCGGGGCTGCCCCACCTTCTATTTCGCGCCTGTTACGGGAGACAAAGTGGATTTCAAAAATTTATCATCTGAGCTTCTTTTCCGGTCGGAGTCACTCTGCAACGAGTGGTTTCCTGCGGGCAAAAAACGGGGCCACGAGTTTGTCGTTGGCGATCTGAACGGCTCGCCTGGCGAGTCTCTTTCCATCAATCTGAACACGGGCGTGTGGCGCGATTTTGCGTCTGGTGAGGGCGGCGGCGACCTTATTGCGCTTTACGCTGCCATCCATCGCATCGAGCAGGGCGAGGCGTATAAGCGGCTTACCAACGGGCACATGCCGGCTGCTCTGACCAGGCCTGCGGCGCCACGGTCCAAGCCCAAGCCTGAGCCCGAGATCATCATGCCGGTTCCCGACGATATCGGGCAGCCGTCCATGCATCACAAGGGCTTCGGTGCTCCGTCTGCGAGCTGGTGCTATCGAAACCATGCCGGCGAGGTGCTTGGCTACGTTGCCAGGTACGATCCGGCCGACGGTCGAAAGCAGATCGTGCCGTGGGTGTGGACAAGATCGGGCTGGACGGCGAAGGCTTTTCCGACTCCGCGACCACTTTACGGTCTTGACCGCCTGGGCATGAACCTGCCGGTGCTGCTGGTCGAGGGCGAGAAGGCTGCGGACGCTGCCCAGGCCATCGTTGGCGGCCGGTATGCGGTGCTCACCTGGCCGGGTGGTGCACAGGCTGTGCAGAAGGCTCATTTCGAGGCTGTGGCGGGCCGAAAGGTGCTGCTGTGGCCTGATGCCGATAAGCCTGGCGTCGAGGTCATGGCGGGCCTGGCGCAGCGCCTGGTGGAGATCTGCCCGGAGGTGAAGCTGCTTGACGTGGCCGGCATGCCAGACGGGTGGGATGCCGCAGACTCCGGGTTTGATTGGGATCGGTTTCGAGAGTGGGCAAAACCGCGCGCCAGCGTGGTGGAAAAAAAAACGGCGCTACCTGCTGAGGTAAAACCAGCGAAGGCGGCTAAGGCCAAAACGGACGCGCCTGCGCCTGTATCTTTCGGGCTGTGGGATCGGCTTGGCCTGGCGCTTAACGACAAGGGCGCGCCGCTTAACAACCTGGACAACGTGGTCAGGTCTATCGAGGGTGATCCGCAGCTTAAAGGTCGGATCTGGTACGACGAGTTCTTGGATTCCATCATCACCACCTGGCAAGGGCCGCAGCGCCAGTGGAAGGATGCCGACGATGTGCTCTTGCAGCTTTACATGCAGCGGCACGTGGGGCTTACCCGCATTGGCGTGCAGACCTGCCACGACGCGGCGCTTGTCGCAGCCTTTCACGACACCCGTAACGAGTGCCGGGAGTGGATGGAGGGGCTGCGGTGGGACGGGTTTTCGCGGCTGCCGTTCTTGATGCACGAGGGTTTTGGGGCCGAGGAAAACGACTACACGGCTGCGGTTGGTCGAAACTGGATCACGAGCATGGTGGCTCGCGTCATGAAGCCTGGGTGCAAGGTCGACACGGTTCCGGTGCTTGAGGGGTCACAGGGTGCTGGCAAGTCCACGGCGCTGTCGATTTTGGGCGGCAAGTGGTTTTGCGAGTGCCATGAGTCGGTGCTGTCCAAGGACTTTTTTGGGGTGCTGCAGGGCCACATGCTGGTCGAGATTTCTGAGATGCACAGCTTCACCCGGGCTGAGGTGGAGCGGATTAAGGGCATCATTTCGTGCCAGGTCGACCGGTATCGCAAGGCTTACGGGCGCAACACCGAGGATCACCCGCGCCAGACGGTGCTGGCCTGTACGACCAATCGTAGGGATTGGCAGCGGGACGATACAGGCGCTCGGCGCTTCTGGCCGATACGGTGTGGCGTTATGAACCTTGACTGGCTGCGCGATAACCGCGACCAGCTTTTTGCCGAGGCTGTGGCAGCCTACCGCGATGGCTCGGCTTGGTGGGATGTTCCAGACGAGCAGCAGCGCGAGGAGGTCGATGACCGGCGCGATGTGGATGCCTGGGAGCCGGTGGTCGAACAGTGGCTTTTTGGCCGTGATCGGGTGCAGCTGCACGAGGTGCTTTCGGAATGCCTAAAGGTGGAGGTTGCACGTCAAGACCAGTTGGTGCAAAAGCGGGCCGGGCGTGTTTTGCGGTGTTTGGGGTGGGATGTGCATGTTTTGCGTTCCGGCGGTAGAAAATCGCGTTATTGGGTCAAGGTGGCGTAGCATGGGTGGCAGTGCTACGCGTGTAAAAATGCTCGAAACCCGCGCCGTTATTGGGGTGCTACGCATGCTACGTGTGCTATGTGTATCTGGTACTAATACACACACACGCGCACATGTGCGCGCGCAGCAGCACTTTTGTGGAACGCGTGTGCCACGCGTGGCATCGCGTGGCGGTCGTGGCGGCTGTTTTGTCTTGTATGTTGTGATTTGCTCATCGTTGATATAGGATTTCCATCATGGATCTGTCTGAAAAAATCGCCACGGTCATCGGCGCTGTCTTGCTGACCGCTTTGCTCTGGTGGTTCATCGCGCCAGTTCTGCATCTTTTGGTTCTGGCGGTGTTCTGATGCTGGCCATCGAATACCGAAAACCGGACGATCTGCGGCCTTACGATCGCAATTCGCGCACGCATTCCAAGTCTCAGGTCGAGACTCTGGCCCGGTCGATCCGCGAGTACGGGTTCACAAACCCGATCTTGCTGGATGAGGACGGGGTCATCATCGCTGGCCACGGCCGTCTACAGGCTGCTCGTGCGGTCGGGTTGGAGCAGGTGCCTACCATCACCTTACGCGGCCTGTCTGAGGCCCAACGGCGGGCGCTGGTGCTGGCCGATAACCGCATTGCTCTGGATGCCGGGTGGGACATCGATCTCTTGAAGCTCGAGCTGGCCGATCTGCGCGATGACGGGTTCGACCTGTCGCTCACCGGCTTTTCGCTCGAGGAAATCGACAGCCTGCTTGATCCGTCTGCCGATGACAAAGACCCCGACGATGCTCCGGCGCTGCCGGCCGAGGCCAAGTCCAAGCCTGGCGATGTGTATCTCATGGGCGCGCACCGGCTGATCGTTGGTGATTCGACCGATGTGGGCGTGCTTGGCCGGCTCATGGACGGCGCAATGGCCGATATCGTGTGGACTGACCCGCCTTACAACGTGGCCTATGAGTCGGCTGCGGGCAAGATCGCCAACGACAACATGGGCGATAAGGCGTTTTACGATTTTCTGCTCGGCTTTTACTCGGCTGCTTTTGCCTGGATGAAGCCTGGCGCGGCGATCTACGTGGCGCATGCAGACACCGAGGGGCTTAACTTTCGCGGTGCGTTCAAGGCGGCCGGGTTCAAGCTGTCGGGCTGCATCATCTGGCGCAAGGATGCGCTGGTGCTTGGGCGCTCCGACTACCAGTGGCAGCACGAGCCGATCCTCTACGGTTGGAAGCCTGGCAGCGCGCATCGCTGGTATGGAGGCCGCAAGCAGACGACCGTCATGGATCTTGGCGAGGACGGGCCGTTCACCCGGCTGCCCGATGGCAGGTTCCAGATCCAGGTTGGCGACCGCGTCATGATCCTGGGCGGGGCCGAGCTGGTCGAGGAGGTCGTGCCGTCTGTGATCCGGGCCGATAAGCCCAAGCGCTCGAGCCTGCATCCGACCATGAAGCCTGTTGAGCTCATCGAGCGCATGCTGCGGCACAATGCCCGGCCGGGTGATCTGGTGTTCGATCCCTTTGGTGGTTCGGGCAGCACGCTGATCGCTGCCGACCGCCTTGGCATGTGCGCTCGCCTGGTCGAGCTTGATCCGCGCTACGCGGATGTGATCGTTGAACGATGGGAGGCGTGGAGTGGCCGCAAAGCGGAACGCGCCTGAGACCATCTTGCCGAAGGTCATCCCTGCTCGGCCGTCGACCGCGGACGCTGGCAAGGATCCGCTAACGGGCGAGATCGTGCCGCACGAGCGCGACGACAAGATTGCCGGCCAGGTCGAGGCGATGGCGGCGTTCGGCTTTACGTCCGATGAGATCGCTGTGGCGCTGAACCTGCGGCCTGGTCAGGTGCGGCACTATTACGCCAAGGAGCTAGAGGTTGCGCCGGTCAAGGCCAACATGCAGGTGGCTAAGGCGTTTTATGACGTGGCCAAGTCGGGCAAGAATTGGCAGGCATCGCTGTCGTGGCTCAAGGCCCGCGCTGGTTGGGCCGACAATGAGCAGCAGCCTGGCGCTGCCATGCAGATCCACATTCATCTCGACTGATGGCCAGGCACCCCAAGCAGCCGAAGCCCACGTCCGGTGACGCGGCTGTCCACTATCGGGCGCCGGGGCCGGTGGCCCGCGCGTTTATGAAGTCGGACGCTTTTGTGCGCGGCATCATGGGGCCGTATGGGTCGGGCAAGTCGACCGCGTGCGTGATGGAGATCATCCGTCGGGCACAGCAGCAGAAGGCTGGCAATGATGGCGTGCGCCGGTCGCGGTGGGGCATCATCCGTAACACCTACCCTGAGCTGAAAACCACGACGATCAAGACCTGGCACCAGTGGGTTCCGCCTACCCTTGGCCGGTGGATCGACTCCGGGCCGCCAATGCACATCATCCGTGAGCCCGGCTTTGAGCTCGAGGTGATCTTCATTGCGCTCGATAGGCCCGAGGATGTTCGCAAGCTGCTCTCGATGGAGTTGACCGGCGCGTGGATGAACGAAGCGCGCGAGATCCCGAAGGCGGTTCTCGATGGCCTTACCGGTCGTGTCGGCCGCTACCCGTCCATGCTCATGGGCGGCTCGGCCTGGTCGGGGATCCTCATGGATTCCAACCCGCCGGACTCTGATCACTGGTGGTATCGCCTGGCCGAGGAAGAGCGCCCGGCCGGGTTCGAGTTTTTTCGGCAGCCGTCTGGTCTGTCGCCCCAGGCCGAGAACCGCGAGAACCTACCGTCCGACTACTACGAGCGCCAGATCGCGGGCAAGGATCAGGAGTGGGTCAAGGTCTACGTGCATGCCGACTACGGCTTTGTGCTGGATGGAAAGCCGGTCTACTCCGAGTACCGCGATAGCACGCACTGCGCCGAGTTTGAGCTCAATCCGAAGGTGCCGATGCGCGTGGGCTTTGACTTCGGGCTTACGCCTGCGGCCGTGTTCGGCCAGCGCCTGCCCAATGGCCGGTGGCTGTGGCATTCGGAGCTGGTGACCGAGGACATGGGCACGCTGCGCTTTGCCGAGGAAGTGCGCAGGGTGATCAAGGAGCGCTACGGCTCGTTCGTGTTTGAGACGTTCACCGGCGATCCGGCGGGCGATATTCGGGCGCAGACCGACGAGACGACCCCGTTTCAGATCCTGCGTGGGCAGGGGATCCCGGCCAACCCTGCGCCGACTAACGATTTCATCAAGCGGCGGGAGGCTGTGGCCTACTACCTGAACCGCATGGTCGACGGTCAGCCGGGCTTGCTGGTGCACCCGCAGTGCAAATATTTGCGCAAAGGCATGAGCGGGGGCTATCATTACCGTCGCGTGCAGGTTGCAGGTGACGAGCGCTACCGCGACGTTCCCGACAAGACGATCTACTCGCACGTTTGCGAGGCTGGTCAGTACCTTATGCTTGGTGCTGGCGAGGCAAGGACTGTGATTAAGCGCGAGCGCTCTGCCCCGCGTCAGGCGACCGCGTTATCGGATTACGCGATTCTCGGATAGGAGATTGCTATGAGTGGAATTTTTGGAGGAAGTAAACCTGAAATGCCGCCGCCACCGCCGCCGCCGCCACCGACCGTGGATGATGCGCGCGAGAGCCAGTCGGCCAAGGATGCCGCGCGTCGTCGCCGTGGTGCAGCTGCAACGATTCTGACTTCTCCTACCGGTGTCGGCTCTACGCCTGTCGGCACTAAGACGCTGCTCGGGAGCTAAGTCATGCCAAAACTTTTTATTTCCGAATACGACCGCATGCCGTCTGATCCGCGCGGCCTTGTGCCGACCGGCAGCGAGCCCGCAGTTGCTACGCAAGCGGTTGCCATCGGCGGCGCGTCGGAGCAGTCGGCAGCGTTTAATGCGCGCACGAAGTTCATCCGGCTGCACACCGATGCGATCTGCTCGGTAAAGTTCGGCGCAAACCCCACGGCCACGGCCGATGATCTGCGCATGGCAGCCAACCAGACCGAGTTCTTTGGCGTCGTTGCCGGCGACAAGGTCGCTGTCATTACCAACACTTAAGGAGAGCGACCATGATGGGCTCTGTTCCACCGACCGCAGATCGTGTGTCTGCGGCTCTTGATGTTCTGACCACAATCAAAGACGCACTCGATGTCGTGAAAGATACGACCGCGATCAAGGCCGGCGTTGCCGATCTGGTGGCCGCAAAGAAAGCCAGCGACAAGGCGCGCGCCGATGCCGAGAAGGAACTTGCCACGCTCGAGAAGGTGCGCGTTGAACTTGAGGCCATCTCCAAGGCAGCATCTGAGGCTGATGCCAAAGCGCAAAAGAAAGTCGAAGGTGCTGATGCGCGCGACAAGGCATCGCGTGAAATGCAGCGCGAGACCAAAAAGCAGGCCGAGGCGCTCGATGCGCGCGTGACCGAGATCCGTGGCCGCGAGGATGCGCTCAACAAGCGCGCTGCTGAACTGGCCGCAAAAGAGGCCGCTGTCGAGGCAGCGCAGCGTGATGTTCAAAACATGCGCGACGAGCTGCAGCGTCGCATTGACGCGGTGAAGGCCGCAGCGGGAGTCTGAGATGGCGAATGCAATCTACCCAAAGTACAAAGAAGCGCTGCTTCAGAGTTCCGCTAACTCGTCGCTGACTGGCACTGTCAAGGTGGCGTTAGTCGATACCGGCACCTACACCTATTCTTCTGCGCATGAATTCTTGTCATCTCTGACCGGCGTGGTTGGGACGGCGCAAACCATCGGCGCGACCAAGAGCTACACCAACGGCGTTTTTGACGGCGGTGATGTGACTTTCACAGTAGTGACGGGAAATTCTGCAGAGGCGCTTGTGATCTACATCGACACCGGCACCGCTGGCACCAGCCGCCTGGTGGCGTTTATCGACACCGGCGTCACCGGCCTGCCTGTTACACCCAACGGTGGCGACATTACTGTGACCTGGAACCCGTCGGGCATCTTCGCGCTGTAAGGATAGGCTTTGGCCGCCACCACGTTATACCTGCGGAATACGCAGACCGGTGGCGGCACTGGTGGCACCGTCTATGACCTGTCCACCACGCGGGGAACAAATGCAACATTAAGCTCCACTGTTTCATCGAACACCTTTGCGGGGGTGTTTCGATTTCAGTTCACGCTTGGCGCTGATGTTCCGGCGACGGACATTCCGTTTTCTGTCAGCATCAATGCGATCTCAGCGCAGTCCGAGGTTCGCTGGCGCATCCAAGAGCTAGACAGCAGCAATGCTGTGGTGGCGTCGTCATCGTATGCGACCGCGCAGACAACGACCGGCACCAAGACTGGCACGATCTCGTTCTCGAACACCTGGGTGGCCGGCGACCGGATTGCAATCTCGGTTGAATACAGAAGGACCGGCGGCACCGGCACGCGGACGCTGACGCTTAACGTCAACAACGCGAACAGCTATGTCCAGCCGGATTTGGCGCCGATCACGCAGACGCTGTCGCAAAGCGCGCGGTTTGATAACGCAGCGACATTCTACGGACCGACCGTTGCGGCCGGCGCTGTGTCTTTGTTGCCCGGTCTGTTTTCAAACACCAATGCGTTTTACACGCATGGGTTTTTCACTAATTTCGTCAAGCAAACCCAAGACTGGGGGCTGATCACCGGGACGCCCGATGTCTATCAGGAATGGGGGCTGATCACCGAGGCGGCCGACAAGACGTTTGACCTGGGCGATCTGACCACAGCGCTCGAGCTCTATCCGGGCCTTTATGCCAACTCGAACGCGTTTTATGCCGCCACGCTATCGGCGCGCATCACGCTCACGCCGGCGCTTTTTTCCAATGCCAACACCTTTTATGCGGCCAATCTCTCAAGCACCCGGCAGCTCTTTCCTGCTCTGTACTCCAATGCCAACACCTTTTATGCGGCAACGCTTACCGCCAGGTACAGCCTGACGCCTGGGCTTTACACCAACACCAGCACGATCTACGCGCCGGCCGTTGCGGCCAAGAACACTCTTACGCCTGCCCGGGTGGACAATGCCAACGCCTTTTACGGGCCGTCGGTGGCTGCCACCTACGCGCTGGCGCCTGGCCTGTTCTCTGACGGGGATACTTTCTACGCGGCGAGTGTGCAGTCGTCTTACAGCCTGCAGCCTGGCCGGGTGGATAATGCCAGCCTGTTCTATGGCCCGACCGTGTCTCGAGGTGCCATCGAGCTGCTGCCGGGGCTGTTGTCGAACATCAACGTGTTTTATTCGCCGGTCGTTTCAACGGGTGGCGCCATCATCCTGGTCCCGCTGGTTGAAAACGAAAACTCGTTTTATGATGCCGAGATCTCGGTATCTGGCGGCGGCGACATGGATTTGCCGCACATTTCGCGGCTTTTCTCCACCGGGCAATTAATGAATAGGATCTGACTATGGACTCACGCGCAGACGAAATAATCCGACGCCACGAGCGCCTTAAATCCGAGCGCTCCATTTGGGAGTCGCACTGGCAAGAGCTAGCCGAGCGCATCTGGCCAGATCGGGCGCAGTTCACCGAGCGCAAGCTCACCGAGGGCGGCAAGCGCAATGAGCGCATGTTCGATGCCACGGCTGCGCTGGCGCTCACCCGATTTGCTGCGGCGATGGAGTCAATGCTCACGCCACGGACGTCCAAGTGGCACAGGCTGCGCGTGCAGGACGAGGATCTGAACGAGTCGCCTGCGGTGCAGCGCTATCTCGATCAGGTGACAAACATTCTTTTCCGTGTGCGGTACTCGGCTAATGCGAATTTCGCATCACAGATGCACGAGGCGTATATGTCGCTTGGCTCGTTCGGAACCGGCGGCGTGCTGGTCGAGGACATGCTTGGCGTTGGCATCCGGTATAAGTCGGTTGATCTGGCAAACCTGTATTTCTGCGAAAACCGCCACGGCATTATCGACACGGCGCATCGCTGGTTTGAATACACGGCGCGCCAGGCGATGCAGCACTTCGACCCTGACAAGCTGCCCGCGAAAATCCGCGACTTTGCCGAGAAAAACCCCGAGCAGAAGTTCGAGTTTATCCATTGCGTGAAGCCCAATGCCGAGCGCAAGCGCGGCGAGACCGGCTATCGCGGCATGGAGTATGCGTCCTACTACATCTGCCTGGACTCCAAGTCGATAGTGGAAGAGGGCGGGTATCGCACCATGCCGTATGCGCTTGGCCGCTACATCACGACGCCTGGCGAGACCTATGGTCGCGGGCCGGCCATGCTGGTGCTGCCGGATATCAAGATGCTGAACGAAATGAAAAAGACGATCATTCGTTCTGCGCATTTGGCTGTGTCGCCACCGTTGCTGCTGCAGGAAGATGGCGCGCTGCAGGCGTTCGATCTGCGGCCTAATGCTTTGAATTTTGGCGGCGTGGATGAGCGCGGCCAGGAGTTGGTCAAACCGCTAAGGATCGAGGGCCGGCTGGATATCGGCATGGAAATGATCGAGCAGCAGCAGCGGGTGATCAATGACGCATTCCTGGTGACGCTTTTCCAGATTCTGGTCGATGCGCCCAACATGACGGCTACCGAGGCGATGCTGCGGGCGCAGGAAAAGGGCGCGCTCTTGGCGCCCACGATGGGTCGCCAGCAGTCGGAAATGCTAGGGCCACTGATCGAGCGCGAGCTGGACATTCTGGCGCGCGCCGGGATGCTGCCAGAAATGCCGCCCGAGCTGGCCGAGCTTGGTGGCGATGTCGAGATCGAGTACGTGTCGCCTTTGAACCGGGCGCAGCGTGCCGAGGATGGTGTGGCGATCCTGCGTACCTTTGAGTCGATTGCGCCGCTTGCTCAGATCGATCCGCGTGTGCTTAAGGCGTTTGATATGGTCGAGGCTGCGCGTGAGCTGGCCGACATTAATGGCGTGCCTGCCAAGATCAAGCGTTCCGATGATGAGATTGCGGAAATGGACGATGCCGAGCAGCAGGCAATGGCCGCGCAGCAGATGCTCGAGGCCGCGCCTGTGGCGGCCAATACCGCTAAGACGCTGGCTGAAACGCAGCAGATCGCGGCTCAGGGCACGCCGGCGGTGATGCCATGATCGACCGCATCCAGAAGATCCTGAACCGTCGGCAGGCATACCGGCGGATGTTCCTGGGCAACGATGGAAAGCTGACGAAAGACGCGGAGCTTGTGATTAACGATCTGGCGCGCTTTTGCCGGCTGCATCGTTCGACTAGCGTGATTTCTTTGACTACGCGGCAGACGGACGTGCCTGCCACGTTTCAGGCTGAGGGGAGGCGGGAGGTAATCCTGCGGATCCTTGGTCACTTGCACGTCGATGATGCGGACTTAGTCCGTTTAACCGAAAGAGAGGCAATCAATGAGTGATGCAGCGAACGGGTCGGCTCCTGCCGGCAACCCGGCAGGCCAGGCGCCCGCCGGTGACGGTGGCGCAGGTGGTGCTGCGCCGCAAGATTGGACTACGGGTTTTCCCGATGAGATTAGGGGTGTAATTCAGACGAAAGGCTGGAAAAACCCCGGCGATGTGATTTCGTCCTACTCAAACCTTGAGCGTTTGCTTGGCGCTGACAAGGCCGGGCGCGGGGTGGTGCTGCCCAAGGATGACGCGCCTGCTGATGAGTGGGCGCAGTTTTACCAGCGCCTGGGCCGGCCTGAGTCGGTGGATGGCTACAAGCTGCCCCTGCCTGAAGGAGATACTGGCGCGTTTGCCAAGACCGCATCGCAGTGGTTCCACGAGGCGGGCCTGACCACCAAGCAGGCCGAGACGCTGGCGGCCAAGTGGAACGAGTACGCTGGCGGCACGATGCAGCAGCAGCAGGCGCAGTTTGAGCAGCAGGCTGCTCTTGACCTGCAGGATCTGCAGAAAACCTGGGGCGACAAGTTTGATGCCAATGCCGAGCTTGCCCGTCGCGCCCGCCGTGAGGCCGGGCTTACGGACGACGAGGGGCTTGCCATCGAGCGTGCGCTTGGCCTGAAAAAGGCCGCCGAGGTGTTTGCTTTCCTGGGAAAGCAGTTTGCCGAGGCGCCCATGAAGGGTGGCGAGGGCTCCGGCCGTGGCTCGTTTGGGGCCACACCGGAAGATGCCAAGGCCCGGATTGCGGCTCTGAAGGGCGACAAGGAGTGGACGGCTCGTTACCTCAACGGTGACGTGGACGCCCGCGCTGAGTTCGAGCGCCTGCACAAGATTGCATTCCCTGCGTCTGCATGATAGGATTTTCCCATCAGCGGTGGTAACATCGCTGCGACTGGCCGCCGTAAGCGGCCACCAGTTTCGCGGACAAGCCATAAAAAGCCCCGCTGACCGCATCAAAGATGCCGCCTGGCTCGAGTGTTTCGGGCAAGAAGCCGGCCCCGAGTTTTCTCGGACAAGCCCTTCGGAAAATCGACAGTTATCTTTTTTCTAGGAGGGACAAATGTCCATCAATTTGACTACGCATTATGTGCAGCAGTACAGCACAAACATCCAGCTTCTGCTCCAGCAGAAGGGTTCTAAACTTCGCAATTCGGTCACCGTCGGTTCTTATGTCGGCAAGGCTGCCAGCCCTGTTGATCAGATCGGCAAAATCGAAATGCAATCGGTTAATGCACGCTTTGCCCCGATGGGTCGCGTGGATGCACCGACCGACCGTCGTTGGGTATACCCGAACGACTTTGATCTACCCCAGTTGATCGACTCGTTCGACAAGCTGCGCCTGATCACTGATCCGCAGTCGTCTTACGTTCAGAACGCTGTTATGGCGGCTGGTCGTCAGTTTGACCGCTTGATCTGCTCGGCCTTCACCGGCACTTCAAAGACCGGCGAGACTGGCGCTACTTCCACTTCTTTTGCTTCTGGCAACGAGGTAGATGTGGCTGTTGGTGGATCTAACTCGAAGCTAAACCTTGCCAAGCTGCGCGAAGTGAAGCGCCTGATGATGGCCAACCATATCGATTTCGATACGGAAGAGGCTTATGTCGGCATCACTGCAGCTGACCATGACGCTCTCTTGGGCGAGATCCAGATCGTATCTGCTGACTACAACGGCGGCATGCCGGTGTTGAAAGACGGAAAGATCATGGAGTTCATGGGCTTTAAGTTCATTCACTGCGAGCTGATCGAGACCATCCTGGCCGGCACCAATGAGGTGACGCTGCCTGTGTGGGTGAAGTCGGGCATGCACTTGGGCGTGTGGAATGACATTGAGAATTCCGTCGACCAGCGTAACGACCTACAGGGTCGCCCTTGGCAGCTTTACACGATCATGACTGCTGGTGCTACTCGCCTTGAGGAAAACAAGGTGTACGCCATCGAGTCGTATCGCGCCTAACCGTGACTAAAGGAGAGAAATCATGGCAGTTGTAGATCGTAATTCCACCGCTATTGCGGACATGGTCGCGGTTCCCAAGGTGCTTGTGAACCCGAGCAAGGGTGCTGCTGGTCAGGTGTTTGAAACCACCGGCACCGTGACCACTGCAAACGATGACAGCGCAAACAGCATCGGCCGTTTTTGCCGTGTGCCGTCTAACGCTCGAATCTCGCAGGTTTTGCTCTCGACCAACGCTGCAGCTTCGACTGCTGGCGCTGTTGACATCGGTGTCTATCAGACAGCCGATAACGGCGGCGCTGTGGTTGACGCTGACCTGTTCGGCAGCGCCGTTGCGCTAACTTCGACCAAGCGTGAAAACTCCGACGTGACCTACGAGTCCGGCGAGTACACGATGGCCGAGTCTGCTCAACCGTTGTGGCAGGTGCTTGGTCTGACCGCTGATCCTAATCGTGATTACGATATTGCGTACACAATCACGACCACGTTCAACGGTGGCCCGACCAGCATGAACCTGAAGGTTCGTTACGTCATCTAACAAGTCGGGGCCGGGCAACCGGCCCCTTCTAAATTGCGAGGTCAATCATGGCAGATCGTTTTTACTCCGTTGTAAAAGGTGAGCACAACCCCGATCAGGTGACTGAAGGCGCGAGCACTTCAGGCGAGGCCATTGAGCTTCGCGTTAATGACTCGGTGTATGCAAACAAGATCGACGTCATTCTCGGCCTTCGCGCGATCCTGATGTACTTGGAGAGCTCGAAAGAAACCAGCCCGATTGCCTAATCCGCAATGGCCAGCCGGGTCGAGATTGCTAACCGCGCGCTTACCAAAGTTGGCGAGGCGCGGATCATGTCTTTGGATGATGACGTCGAGGCTGCTCGCGTCATTTCTGCACTTTGGGACGTTGTGCGCGATGCCGAGCTTCGCTCCCGAAATTGGAATTTTTCAGTAAAGCGAGAGGCTCTAGCGGCCTTGTCTGCTGCTCCGTCATGGGGCTTTGCCGTTCAGTACCAGCTTCCGTCTGACTGCCTGCGCGTGGTGCAGGTTGGCGAGTTCTTTCCTGGCCCGTCCATGTCGGACTACCGCAATCGCAGCGAGTCGATGTGGCAGATCGAGGGCGGGAAAATCCTTACAGATTACGAGGCGCCGCTTAAGATCCGATATGTGGCGCGCATCGAGGACACTGGCTCGTGGGATGCGCTGTTCGTTGAGGTGTTTGCCTGCCGGTTGGCGGTTGAAATCTGCGAGCGCATCACGCAGTCGAACACCAAGCGCGAGCTTGCGTGGAATGAATACGGCGATGCAATCAAATCGGCGGTGCGTGCTGACGCCATAGAGAACCCGCCAGAGCCTTTGCCCGACGACTCTTGGATGCTTTCGAGGCTGTAAATGCCAAAGGCCAGCCCGATACAGTCGTCGTTTAATGCTGGCGAGTTTGCCCCTGAGCTCGACGGCCGCACCGACATTGGCAAGTATTCGGCTGCCTGCAGCCGGATGGAGAATTTCATCCCGTTGATTCAAGGCCCGGCCCGTCGTCGTGGCGGCACGCGGTTTGTGAACGAGGTTAAGGATTCGACGAAGCGCACCTGGCTTGCCCGGTTTGAGTTCAACACCGAGCAGGCGTATGTGCTTGAGTTTGGTCACCTGTATGTCCGGTTTTACACGGACAACGGCGTTTTGGAGTCATCGCCTGGCGTGCCTGTCGAGGTGACGACGCCTTGGTCTGAGTCGGACATGATCAATACCGACGGCGGGTTTGCGCTGCAGATGGTGCAGTCTGGCGACATTCTTTACATCTGCCATCCCAATTACGCGCCGCGCAAGCTGTCGCGCACCGGCGCCACCACTTGGTCGATTTCAACGCTTACGCCTGAAGGCGGGCCCTTTGATGACTACGATCCCGACGAGACGCGCACCGTTTATGCGTCGGCTCAGACTGGGTCGGTGACGCTTACCGCGTCGACCGGCATCTTTGCTTCGACCGATGTCGGCCGGCTGTTCTACTTGGAACAGAAAAAAGCCAACGCCATAACGCAATGGGAAACCGCAAAGTCGATCACTGCGGGAGATTTGCGCCGATCGGACGGCAAGACTTACAAGGCTTTAAACACGGCCACGACCGGCAACATCAAGCCCACGCACACGGTCGGCTCTGAGTACGATGGCAATGCCGGCGTGCAGTGGGAATATCAAGACGCCGGTTACGGGTGGGCGCAGATCACCGCTTACACCAATTCGACCACGGTCACGGCTACGGTTTTGTCTGCGCTGCCTGAGCAGGCTGTCGGATCTGGCAATGCCACGACAAGGTGGGCTTTCGGATCCTGGGGCAGCGTGCCTGGCTATCCGTCGCATGTGACGTTTTTTCGCAACAGGCTAGTGTTTGCCCGCGCTAAAGATCGCAAGCTGTGGTTTTCGGTGGCGGCCGATTACGAGAATTTCCAAGACAGGGACGAGGGTGGCCAGGTCACGGCGGACATGGCCGTGTCGCTCAATGTCGAGTCCGATCAATCAAATCAGATTCAGTACCTGATGCCAGAGGATGCC